GATTCCTTATACGGGGGTGTCCTAGTATTAGCTGAACTACTAGCAAGAGGCCTCCGCTTATCACTGTCCGCGAGTCGCTGCCGGACCTCATCCCATGATGACGCCTTGCTGCCATCACTAGAGAACCTGCCAAGCTTTAGCAATTGATCACTCACCCTGCACCCCCTCCATCGACTACCCGCTTGCGTGAGTCTCGGCAACGTCTGCGTGTCTGATCGGTGCGTGAGTTGGTAGATCTCAGGCCGAACTCAGTCTCCAGCTCCTTTGCCATCAAGCGTACAGCCTCGCGTGTCAGGCCAGCAGATCGTGCAATGCTGGCATAGGATGCGACGTGCTCAAGGTCTAGGTTAAGCGCGACAGCTAGGACCATTGCCCTAGCTCCCACGTTTGCGGCCTCTTTGCTTGAGTGCATCCATAGAACCACGCGAACCAGCGCATCGGCTAGGTCGCCACGCTCGTCCGGTAATGGTTCCATGTGATCTACTGGATGATCTTCTACCGCTGCGTCAGCGTCCCTGAGTGAGTATGTGCTTTCCATAGTGTATTAGTAACCGCCCCAATCTTCTAAGAGCTGAAGCTCTACGCCCTCAAGAATGAGATACGTCTTTGATTTTCCTGTACGTCCGGCTGTCTCGTCGAGCCGTTCAATCAGCGCCACAGGCATTCGAATCGATACCATTTTGGTGGTCTGCTCCTTATTCTTTTTCTTATCCATATCGGCAGTCAATACTACTTTCGAGCACATGTCAATACGATGCCACACAACACAAAAAAGCCGACCCTTTCGAGTCGGCTTGGTAGTTGGTCGGTTTTCAACCATGTTCTTTAATGTCCATTAAGTTTTCGACAGCTTCCCGTCTTGCCTCTGTGCGACTAGCGAAGTATGTAGAATCGACCAATACACCGTGGAAAGGGTGCGTGGCTGTGTAGTAGTCCTGTGAGTCTTTTGAGATTTTAATTTCTGATGTTTTGAATGTGTTGATTTGGCTCATATTCTTAATTTTTAGTAATTTGCTCGTCGCGTGAACCGCTTCGATATGAAGAATATCGCACCCCATCCGCATAGTGTCAATACATCCTTTAAAGAAACTTTAAAAAAGCCGACTCTGTTTGTTAATCAAATTTCAAGCTTTATGATTAACAAGGTGACTCAGTAGCACCCCTCGCAACTCCTTATTGATAATGCGTCTCATTATCACGTTGTCTAAGTGAACGCCTAAAATCGCCCATTTTGGCTGTCTAAGTGCCATTTTTGATATCTGTCTACCCTTGTATGTTATCTTACTTATCTTACTTATCTTAATGTATTAGGATAGAGCAAAGGAAGGGTATGGCGTGAAAAGTGAGATTCCAGTCAGACAAGATAGCGAGTTAGCGAGAGGCCAGAAAACGACTGTCTTAGCCCTATCTTAGTGAAAACAAAAAAACGCTCTCATTTCTGAGAGCGTTGATTGATTAAGCGATTTCGTAATAAGACCCGCCGTTTCTTGTGCTTGATATTTTAAAGTAAAAGGCATATTTGACAAGCACCTTCTCCCTCTTCGATCGCGATCCAGATTGAGGCGTGTTGAGCTTTCTTTGTGTAAGATGAGATCTAGTGATGTCCTTACCATAGTTTTCAGATAAATATTTAAGCATAAATTGCAATGCTTCACTTTCTCTAGGGTGGTCAATTAAATGATCCTCAACAGATACACGCCAGACTCTTAAATCATGATCTGTAAATCCCCATTTTAAAAACAAATTATCCGAAACATTGTTTCTCTCAATTACTTCTTCTACGACCAAATCCCATTCTTTAGGATCTTGCGTAGCAATAAAACTGTCGCCTATCTCCATCTGTTTAAAAGGATACTTCTCAGCGTCCTGCGGTTCAATCGGTAGTGGTATATTTTTATCTATTTTGAACATAAATAACAATAAAGATAATATTCCCGCCCACGTCAACTATATGCCACGCAATAGACACAAAAAAGCCGCACCCCTCGCGAGGTACGGCCTGATAGTGAGAACGGGTAGGCTAGAAAAACTCCACCAGCCTATCACGCTCGCCGAGCACAGGATCGAAGATAAACGCTTCAATGGCCTTCTTGCCTCCGCTGTACCCTTTGCGACTGTGCCAAGCATCCGTGCCGGAAGGTGAGCGCAGATACTCCACATTGACCCGATCAACGTCGCAGGCGTTCGTTTTGCACTGGATTACAGTCACATCGCTGTATTCCTTCTCGATCTCCATCTTGACGCCTTTCTGATAGGCATTTTTGATCTTATGGTGAAGGTGATGACAATAAAAATGCTTATGCTCTGCGGTCGCCCAAGCCGATTTTGCCTCGTCAGCCATCAAGTTAGGCAGCTGCGTCTCTTTTGCACCGTCGCCATGAGTGAAGCCAAACAGACAGTTTCCATAATTGACATATTTGCGGTGCGCGTTGGTAACGTCGGTAGTCACATTGTCGTCCTTCCAAAAGTAAGCCGCAACTGTCTGTGCAAGGTGAAAACCGCTCTGATAGTCGTGATTGGACGGACAGTGTACAAAGTGTACAGGACAATGTTCAGAGAGCGCCGTGATCAACTCAGCGCACGCCTGCCATGCTAGAGTGTAGTTATCCCACCACATTCCAGTCGTGTCCTGTGGCGTGCCTGCGGTCGTCTGCCTGTTTGGAGTGTCGATGTGTAGCATATCGTTTCCACCGACAAAAATTATTTGGTCTATTTTAGTAGTTGCAGCCGCTCGGCGATAAAGCTCGAGCACTCCTCTTTTCATCCGGTCCACCGCCATGTCGGAGTCGTAGTCGTTGCCCGTCTCTGATTTGACGGCCAGCTTGCCGATGTGTACGTCAGCGGGGTCGATGATAAGACAGTTGCCGCCTTGGTATGGCTCGGCCAGTGCAGGCCGATAAGGTGAGATCGCTTTAATCTCCTCGATATGGTTCGACATCAGCTCCTGCACATTGATGTCAGCACCTCCTCGAACCATTAATGAGAACTTCTCGGATTTATACCAATACTGCTTTACATTCTCAATCGGTATGCCGGACGCATCGCATTCGATCTTTAGCGCCTTGTGCTGAGTAATCCAGTCGCGGAACTGATCGCGCAGCTCATTGGGAACGGTCGCCTTGAATGTGTCGCCGTCGCTTTCGTCTTTTCGGACATCGGTTTTTGACTCAATTTGAAGAATCCTAGTTCGTACCGTTGATCGGCTGACTCCTAGCTGCCTTGCGATCTCTGAAAGGTTGACATTCGCGTCTAGTAAATCCTGTACTTCCTGCTGTTTTTGAGTAAGTGACATAATGTTGTAGGGGTTGTGGTCTGTTAAATTAGCTCTTTTGATAAAATACGCCATGCTGTTTCAGCCAAAACTGGATCTTGTCCATTACCAATGGATTTAAGTTGCTCCATCCCTCGGGCCATCTCATCAAGATTTCCGCGCATTTCGGTGTGATACTTTTCATTCCAAGTTGCGCCAATTGCTCTGCTAAATTGCCGTTTGGATGATGCGGACGAACCAGGCTGGATAGCTTGAATTGAGCAAACCTTTTCCCGTCTGAAGCAGTCGGCCTTTGTAGCGTAAATCCAGATCCTTTTTCCGTCTGTGCAAGATCCGGTTTCGTGGCCTCCCAAAGTAACCCATCGGCAAACATACCCGATTTCGGAAAGGTCACGGATGACTCGGCCAAGTCTTCTTCGAACAAGCATTGGGCTGTTTTCCACGAATGCGATTCGGGGCTCCATTTCAGCAATAATTCTTTTCTGCTCAAACCAAAGGCCGCTGCGTTCGTCATCAAGCCCCTTTGATTCGTCGTTTGCAATGGAAATTCCTTGGCAGGGGAATCCACCGCAGACGACATCAACAAGTCCTTTCCAGGGCCCACCGTCGAGTGTGCAAATGTCGTCCCATATTGGGAACTCTGGAAAGATCCCGTCTCGCTGTCTGGCAAGCAAGACGTCGCGAGGGTATTTTTCGATCTCGCAAGCTCCGACTGGATTGTGTCCAAGTAAGAGGTCAGCGAGAATGCCTCCGCCGGCTCCTGCGAAGAGGTGGAAGGTGTTAAGTTTGTGTGCCATGTCATTATTATATTTTGTTATTATTGATTACCTAAGAACTTGACTAAATTACCCTCTGGCCGCTCGTCAACAAAATAGTTCCAGCCGCCGTTGCCACCCTTCGACCGTCTCCATTTAATATCCATGTATCGAGTTAGCACCTTTTCGCGTGTCCCTCGCGATCCGGTGGCAGGGTCGCCGAGGTTGTTTTGACATAGACCGCTGTGCGAAACTGCACCTTCGGCCATCGTTGCGAGTAGGTAGTCAATAACAGGCTGGTCTTTGTCAAGCTGTGCGTCAGCTAAAGCCTTGTCAGCATTCGCCCTAGCCTCCTCCTCGCCGACCTGTTTCACGCTCTGATAACGTCGATGCCATGACTTCTTCTCGCCTGCGTCATATTCGAATGTAACCTTCATCGAGTTGGGTCCGCGCAGCTTCGTATTTTCAAATCGAACTGTCCGCATCGCGCCTTCCGTAATCGCCGCTACCTTGTCGATAGTGTAAGCGCAGTCAAAATCGCTGTGGAAGTCTCCTACACCTTCGGCGATGCTTTTACCGTCCGCATCCTTGCTCTTGTTTGTATGCGCCAAGGCAATCAGCGTGCCGCCTGCCTGCGTGAATGTACGGACCATAATGTTAAAGATCCGCGCATCGTTTTTGTCCATCGTGGAAACGAACTTCTTGAGCGTGTCGAGAATGAGGACCATTCGACCGCATGCGTCAGCCTTGATCGCTGCTTTGATTATTTTACTCAAGTCGTTTGGTTCGAACCCGTTTTGATTGGGAATCAGTGTGTTGATACCTTCGCCGCGCAGGATTTCCATTTTCTCGATTCCACCGTTGAAGCTATCGTCCGCGTTGATGTAAAAGATTTGCAGGTGTTCGGTCGCCTTTTTATTGCGCCGAGATAGTAGCCAAAGAGTCAGCAAGGTTTTACCTGTGTTCGGTCCTGCGTTGAGAATCGTGCAATCTCCCACCATCGCGATTTCCGGCAGGATAAACACGGCATCCTGTGCGCGCTGTTTCATTTGCTCAATGTTTTCAGGTGTCGAGGCTACCAGTTTGCCGAGTGCCGCAAGGAACTCATCGTCTGCGCTCATTGCCGCCGATTCGATGACCGCTTTCGCTTCGTCTATCTCGTCGGCTACGTGCTGCCATGAGTCGTCAGCTTTTTTGAGAGCATTTGCGACCATTGATGCAATTGACTTTTCGATCTCTGGCGATACGTGCGGCGCCGTGTCGCCGTAGCCCTGCTCCATAAGATCCGATGCCGCCGCTTTAAAATCGCCGCCGTGATAGAATGCAGCAAATAGTGCGAATGGTGAATAAGACGAATTAGCCTCCAGTGGCGCAGCGCCGGACGTCCAGCAAAAGAACTTACGCTCGCCGACTACTCCGAACGTGCCAGATATACCATGCGACTTCCCTGGCCGCGTCCAATGCTTGCCATTGCTGGTCGTCCATCCTTGAGACTGAAGCATTCCCTCGACATCGCCCTTGAGGTCGAACTGATCGCCGGGGCTGTCGCCCGATACGGTCGCCACTGGTTGCGCTTGCCAGATTGGAAGCGCCGCTTTCGGTGCATCTTTAGTCTTGATAACCTTTGCACTTTTGCGCAGCCATGCGTCAGGGTCATGTGATAGGAAACAGAGCCGACTAACGTCAGAGCATGCCTTGTCAATGACTAAGCCGTGATGCTCGATAAACCAATCACGGACCGAGATGAACGCGGCCTTGTGCGTCTCTGAGTCCTTGGCTTGTATAAGCACCCCAACTTTTAAACCACCTGAAGGAGATTCGAAGAGAAAATGCACTTGCAGATCCGCGCATAACTTATTGCGAGTCGCGGCCATTTGCTCGCCATCCATGAGCTGCGGATTGTCGTCAAGGTCAAGATCGGCTACTAATATGCCGCTGTGCTCGATAAGCGCCGAGGCTGCGCGCTTTGAAAACGTGCCTGATGCCGTGACAGCCGGCAGCCGCGCTTTCAATTCGCTGCGCGTGTCCTTGTCAGGTGCGCTTCGTATGGCGTCAACGTCGGCCTTATAGTATGCACCTTTGACTGTGCAAATTAAGCCTTCGGCGTTTTGGTCGCCGTGCGGAGCCGTGTCTTTCACGGTTTTAAAAATTGAGAATAGTTTCATGTTATTTTTAGTTGTATTTGCAATGACTGCAAATGTTAGGTGAATATCTGCCCTTTACGCTTTTCCTTCCCCTGTCTCCGCAAATCTCGCAAGTGTATCGCCTTAAAGGAATCGGTAGAGCTTCTTTTAGTAAAGCGTCAAGCTGGTCTTCAAGCTCTCCGCCTTCTTCTCTCATTTCGTCTTGGTCAATCATGCTAAATCCTCGTGTTTATCCGACCAAGCGTTAATCCACAATAATGAACCGCTATCCATTCTCCTATTGCAAGACAATAATTCGTCGCGGGTTAGCTCTCTACTGCCTACCTTGCCCATTCTCCAATTTGTTGTTTTAATCGTTGTCCCAACGGGTAGCGGTTCATTATTTCTAATCAGTTTCTGTATGTGTGTTTTCATAGTATTTTGACTGATTCGTAATGTATTGCATCCGAGTCGGCCTGCAAAAACTCGTAAAGCCCTTCTCCTGATTCTTCGCCTTGTAGCTTGTCAGTGAAAGCTTGTGCGCCCTCTTCAGTTCCAATAAAAACGCATTCTGGATAGGCGTTATTCTCCCACGCCATCGGATGACTATCAAGAGTGATGATGAAAGTGTGAATGTGGTTCGGTATTGATAATGTTTTCATGTTATTTGTTTGCTGATATTACGTCCATGTGTGGAATTGTCTCTACCTTGGTTATCGCCAGAGCTGGCATTGCATCCCACTCGCGGCCTTTTGAGTCAATGTATCCCAATGGCTCGTCTTGGTATGGCAAATGACTTTTTAGTATTCGCTGAAACCCCCTATCTAAAAGTTCTCGCACCATTTGAGCATTGCTATAAGTTTGAACCTTTTGGCTCACGTTTAGCTCGTCGCATTCTATTGTCCATGTTACCATAATTATTCCCCCTCGTTAATTTCCAGCTGGTCCTCGCGCACTTCATAACAATTGTGATTTCTGTCAGTTATTAAGTGATATCCAACATACTCAGAGGATCCACTTATAACGCATGGTTTACCTTCGTATATCACAGATGCTCCGATCTTAGAACCAAAAGCATTGTTCAATTTATTTCGTTCCTGTTCATTCATAATGATTTATTCCCCCTAGTTAATTTCAGTAAAAACAATTTCAAGACGCGGATTGTCTCTGTCAATAGCAAATCGCACCCCGTCGAACTCCCACTCGGAGTCGTCCTGTCCAGTGAAGTCGCTGATTCCGTCGAGCGCCGCCTTGCACGATGCCGCAGCGTTGTCTTTGTCTCTCATTCGCTTGGTCGCCCAATAGAAGTCTAGCCGATAGCCTGCAAACGCCTGCGGGTCGATCTGCTGAAAGGCATCTATTGCCGCGCCCCGCCGAGCCGCTTTTTTATGTGACGCCTTGACGGACCAGTGAACGCGCGAGTTAGGCGAAAGGTTCCGGCTTGGCAGTGGTAGTGTGACTGTTTTACTCATGGTCTTCAGCCTCCGCCTTCATGCGTTTGTCTAGTTCTTCGCGCCCAATACTATATTGACAGCCTCCGTGGTAAAAATCGCGCTTTACCTGCCGCTCAAGCAGCCATTCAAAGCGTTTGGCATCCTGGCCCTCGTCTTCCTTCCAGTGTTTCAATAATACTTCCGCCCAATGTGCGCGAGCATCTGCCTTGTCAACTTTCAGCCGCATTTCGCTAATTGCATTGACCAGCGAGACGAACTGCTTTGCAAGTTCGGTGTTTTCAAGCTCTAAGTTTCGTGCAAATGATGGCCGGACGTAGGAATAAAATAAGCCATTTATCTCGGCTGCATCTGTTTTAGGTGTGTCGCTCATTTGACAGCCTTTCTATGTGCCGACCGTGGCAACTCGCTTGTGTCCCATCCTCGCGCATTGAATCGCTGCATGAGTGTCCATCGCGGAGTACCAAAGTATTCTGATACGTCCTGCCGATGTACGCCGTCCATTATCATTTGCCAAGCTTCGAGCGTGTCCTCGTCTTCGGTTACCTTGCAGTCAATTCCGCCTCGCACCATAAGTTTCGGCTTCTTATCAAATGCTTCCAAGTCTGCTTGGATCTCTTCCGGCGTCTTCATTGAGAGCATCGGGTCATTAACTCGCTTTAAAAAGTGCGCTGCCTCGCGTCCCTGCTTGATGGTTTCAATCCTGCTTAGTAGCTGGTCGCTATTGCGTCCGAGCATGTCGTCGATTTCTTTGTAACTTTCTAGTAAGTGGCTCATATTATTATACTTTGATTTGTTGATAGATGGCGAATATCGCAAATGATAGCGGCATGCCGAAGATTGTGTATATTAGTGTTTCGAACATCGTATTAGCTGTTGATTGTTAGCCCGTGAATGGCTGCGAATTTCTTAAGATTCTCTATAACCCCGTCTTTTGTTTCTCTGTCATCGTGGCAATGCTGCAAGGCGCTAATGTGATTTACGCTGATTTTAGGGAAAAAACGCTCTTGAATGTGGCGAAGTGTTGTCGTGCCTTCTTCAAACCTTGGCTGGTAGTCGTCATCAGTAATGCAGCAACCGATAAGGCAGGCGTTTGTGTTGTCTTCATTCCGATAAACGCAATGGTCATCCTCTGTGCATTTCTCAAAGCTTGGCTGGTTAGCCCATGCCCATGCGCGGTCGAATACGCCTTGCAGCGTTGTAGGTGTTGGTTCTGTTATTAGTTTTTTCATGACCTCGAATCTACCCCCTCAAATAACCGTGTCAATACAATATTAAAGTATTTCCTTTTTTTATTTCGTGGCTCGCAATTTTTAGATATTTGCCCTCATACCGGACCAACAAACGAGGCGTGACATCGGCGACCATCTGCCCGTTACAACGCTCTAGCATGTCAGCCACGCCATCGTAAATCGGCAGCGCGCGATCGGATAACCATTTGCGCGCCGTTGAGCTTCCGTAGCCTTCATGGTCAATTAGAAGCCACTCCTTGACCAGCGTGAGGCCGCAATGATATTCAACGCGCACCGAGTCAGGTTTGCCCGCTTTGCGATGTAGCCGCAGTGTGACAGCGTTTACAGTCATCCAGCGAGGTTCATTTAAAAGCATCCCTGCCGCAGCTTTATCGCTGTGCATTTTGCGTTCCTTCTCCTCGGCGACTGCAAACATCTCGCGCTGCACTGGTGGTATGATCCACCCGCAGGCTGGACAGCATTTGACCGCGCGGCTGAATACGTTTTCGCATTCATCGCAGGTCGCCAGCTTTATCTCGATGCCCTCGTCCATGTCGATAGGACCGTGCCGCATGATGTTATCACCATAGTCGAGCACCATACAATTTGCCTTGCCGTCAAAGAGCCTCAGCCCTCGCCCTACGGCCTGCACCCAAAGCCCCTTACTCTGTGTCGGTCGGAGCATTGCAACGCAGTCAACGCGCTTTGCGTTGAAGCCTTCAAAAAAGCAATCAACAGAAAGTAACCATTGAATGCGTCCAGCCTTGAAATCTTCGACCAGGCGTGTGCGGTCCTTAATCGGCGTTGATCCAATAATGAATGGAGCATCAATGCCATATTTTCGAAGCTCTTGCGCGACGTGGTGACAGTGTGAAATGTCGATGCAAAACACGATAATGCTCTTGCGGTCAGTCGCTCGCACTTTGGAAACAATATCCTTGACCGCCTGCGCGACGACATCGCCTCGATCTACTCGAAGCGCAAGGTCTTTCAGATTGAACTCTCCGGCCGTCTTCTTGACGCCCTCAAGGTCAAGCGCCGCATGATCGCCGTTTACTGTTACCAGTGGCGAAAGGTAGCCATTGCGAATCAGGTCGCCGAGGTTTGCCTCGTAGCAAATATGATTAAGGATGTGGTCCTTGTGACAGATCGGACCGCTTCCCATTCGATAAGGTGTGGCAGTCAATCCGATGACTCGCATCGTCGGGTTGCGCTCTTTCATAGCGTCGATGAATTTGCGATATTTGCCCTCGCCCTTGACTGGTATCCGGTGCGCTTCGTCAATCAATAGCACGTCCTGCGGTGGAAACTCGTCGGCACGTTTTGCCACGCTATCAATTGACGCAAAGGTGATCGGCTTCAGTGTCTCGCGCCGCTTGAGGGACGCGGCAAAGATCCCGATACTAAGTGAGCCGTCGAGGTCTGCAAGCTCCTGTGCGTTCTGTTCGACTAGCTCCTTGCGGTGTGCTAGGACCATGACGCGCATATGTGGACAGACTTCGAACCATTGCCGGACCAGTAGAGCCATGACAAGACTTTTACCGCTTCCAGTTGGTAACACTATCGCAGGATTGTCGTCGCGGTCGCGCAGTGCTGCGTTGACGGCTGCGATGGACTCGGTTTGGTATGGTCTAGGTGTTAGCATTCCTCTTGATCGTTATCTACTATTTTCATGGAAAACTTATCTGGTTTAATATAATCGAATTGAAGGGCATCAGCACCATCCATTGCCATTTTTATGACAACTGTAAGGTGAACAAACTCCTGTATCGAAATACGACTTGAAAGAATTTCGGCTATCTTTTTCCCTGCTAGGTTTGCTTGTTTAGATATTTTCATAATTTATTCCTCTCTTTGGCTGCTCTGAATATCTGAACAAATGTTCGTTTATTGCGATTCATATTCCTCCACTCGCGCATTGATGCTTCGCTGTGAAGGGTGAATGCTTTAAACTTTCGCACATCGCGCCGATGCTGTCGGAATAGTAGATAGGCGAAAAGTGATACTGCTGTGATAAATAATAGATAAAACATAATAAAAAAAAGGCGTCGGCTGGAGTTTTTGTCTCTGGTTATATGCACTTAGCTTCCGGATTAACCTGCACCGGATGCACCGACTTTGTTGATGGTTAGAGGACTGCGACCGTTACGGCTGCTTTACGCGGCGTGGTGGTAACGTATTGAGCAACGCGATCAAACTCCATCGGGTCCGATTCGCGCAGAGCTTCATAGGCTTTCTCGTCGAGTGTCACCTTGACGGTTTCTTTGCGTAGCTCGTCCGGCAGGTTTTCAATGCCGCCGACTTTGTAGGTCAACCCTGTCTTGAGCGTCAACTTCAGACCGTTTCCAGTCTTGATCGTTTGGCTACCAGACTCGGCCGTTTCGTATTGAGCGATGATTGCTTCCTCGGCTGCGATGCGAACCGCTTTGGCGTTTGCTTCGTCGGTCCTCGCGTTAACTAGATGCAATGCTAGTGTATCAATGTCCATAGTATTAATTTTCCCAAGGCATTTTTGCTGTTGCGGCTGCCGCTGGTGCGGCAACAGGTGGAGGTGTCGGAGCTGCTTGTGCTGGCTCGGCTACGTGCCCCTCGATAGGCGAGTATTTGACGATCTTATTTTTCGTCGCATCCTTCTTATCAATCGTCAGCTTGGCAACAAATGGAGTGCCGATCAGCTCGTCCGTGTCTTGCGCTGTTGGCTTGCCTAATGCAATCCGTAAGGAGTGGAACTCTGATTGGCCGATCTTCTGCGCTACCTCGTTACTGTGTGCGAGGTTGTACCATACAAAGACTTTGCGGCCCTTGTGCGAGTTGTCCGAGACAGAACCAAGAACTGAGAACTGAACACTGCAACCAGTACCCTGCTTGTTTTTGGTTTCCTTCAACTCCGCCTTTTCGACCTCGACGTAATACTCGCCTGCTGGAAGTGGTGCATCGTCGTTGCTGTTTTCAGTGTACTCGTCGGCATTAAAGCCGCCCATGATTTGTGATAGATCTGACATATTTTTTAGTTCCTTTTCTGGTTTATTATAATGCGGCCGCAGTAGCTACCGCGTCCATGAATGCTGAGTATTCGAGAGGTAGCTTGTAAGGCAGTCGCCCGTAAACGCCACGCCCTCCGCCGGGGTGTCCTGGTCGCTTCTGCGTGAACAAATAGCGTTTGCCAGTAAGATCCTTGCCGATCTTCTTTTCTTTCTTGAATCCGACTTCCTCGGTAGATACGATGTTTTCACTATTAGCAAACAGAATCGCATCGGCCCAACGCATGAGAGCAAGATTGCACTTTTCTTGCAGGTCGAATTGATACTGATCGAAGCTTGAGCCGAGCGGATCGTCAAAGCGTTTCACCTTCACGTGTCCAATCAGAATGACCGAGATGCCCTTTTGACGGAGCATGTCTAGTCCTTCCATTAGGTCGCGAAGCTTGCCGACTGTGGCGATGTAGCCCTTCCCAAAGCCCTTCTGATACTCCTCGATTGAAGCCACGCCATCCTCTTGGCAAAGCTTCGCCCAAATGACAGGCTCAAGCGCCGAGACTGAATCAATAATGAGCGTTTTGTATTCGTGCTCCTCTTTGATCAGTGTCGTCACTGCGCCGAGCACGTCGTCAAATGTTTCAGCCCGTGGAAACTTGGCAACGTCTAGATCGTCTACGCCTTCCTCGCCCTTGATCGGCAGGAAGATAGGATTTTCTGCACCAGCCGCAAAGGTAGATTTTCCAATCTTCTCGACGCCCAGTAGAACGATGCGCGGTGCTTTATGCTCGACGCCTTTCTTGATTGATGATAGGTCGAAGCTCATTAGTATTTGCCCCCCTTGTCGTCAGGTGTAATCGTAATTTCGGCGTTGTCGCCTCGTTGCGATAGGACGGTGAGCCGGAAAGCTCGCACGTTCGTATGTGTTTCCAGCTCGTCGAGGATGCCCTCGATTCGCGCTTCCGCATTGCGGATATGTTCTTTTGTTGTACTCATATTTATTCTCCTTTGGTTTCTTGTTCTTGGCACAGGTTGCCGCATCGTGCGTAACCTGCAATGTCTGTCCAATTGTCGCGCTTGCTCTGATGTGTCTGGCGTGACAACTTCAGAGCAATCATGCAGCTTGCGACATCTTGAGGAAGTATTGATAACTGTCCATCTTTAATTCGTGTGTTTAGAATTTGCTCCCACATGATAGCAGTCCGACGGAAGTCCTGATCCGGTGGTCCATAGTCCGCCATGCGATCTCCGCCAGTGATGCGCAGGGCTTCTTCAAGCACGTCCTCGGCGACTGGTTCCGCGTCTCCTGGTGCGTTCCAAGGCAACTTCTCGCCCTCTTCGACCGCTGCTTGAAGACCATTGCCATTGCCTGATTGATCCTCTGGTGCGCCCTCGGTGAAGTAGGTGCCATTTACAAGTTGATCGTAAATGGTCGACCATAGACGATCCTCTGCTTGTGGGGTTTTTCCCCAATCAAAACCGCGCAAAATAGCCCCTAACAACCCTGGAGTAGTTGATTCGTTGTAATAGTCAAGATCGTAATTATCAATAGCCAGCTGGCGATGCTCAGGCTTTAGTTCTTCGTAGTATTCTAGTATAGTTTTCATTGTGTGTTATTGGTCTTTTACAAATGCGCCGTCAATCATTTTTCCGGTGCGAGATTTAATTACATTGTAAGCAGTTTCAAGGCAGTCCTCGAAAGGAACGCCGATGATGTCAGCCATTAGGATAAGGACGACTGTGCAGTCTCCGATGGCGTCGATCTTCTCGTCGTGGTCGTTATCAATTACCGCTGAACGCAGTTCATATACTTCCTCAAATAGCTTTTCGAGCTGCGCCTTTTCGGTCGCTGCGCCGTTCGGCCCTGTGATGCCCTTTGCGATGCCCCATTCGCGGACCGCTTTTATTGTTTCTTGTATTTCCATATTCTTCTTTCTTTTTCAAGTGTGATTGTTATCTGAAACAATTTGTTTTATTGTGTGATTTATCGGAATCATCCTGAGCGGTTTATTGTCCTCTAATTCTCTGTTATTTTCTTTTAAAAAATCCTCTAACTCTAACATGCTCTTTCTTCCAAGGCCTCTTATCGCCCTGATCCGCATGTGAGGTATTGAACATATTCTGTCAAAAGTTTCACATCCCAACTCTTCTAGCCCTCTTTTTAATCGTGCTGTCAATTTATCTGTTTCCATAGTTCTCGTTTTTGATTAGTAGGGAATATCTGTGTCCCTGATTTCGGCAGTATTGCCATAAATTATAACGCAGCAGCGATGCTCTGTGAACTCTGCCGCTGACCAGCCCTTGCCCTCCTGTGTGTGATCAGGCTTACCCATGCTCGATCCGTAGCAATCCTCAAACGCTTTTCGCACGTTGTCAACTGTTCCTTTCCACTTTTGTGTCACGCCGTCTTGCTGTAATGAAAACTTAGCTTCAAGGTTTGGACCTGTCACGCCGTTGACTTTTGGCTTTTCAACGCTCGGAAAAATCAAATCTTTCGAGTGTGTAATCAGAGCGTGCGAATTATACTGGCCTGCGCTAGAGTCTGGCCCATGCTGCCATACTACGCCATCGTGAGAGGTGAACTCGATAACGTCCGATCCGTCTTTGTTTTTGAGTGAGTCGGTCGGCTCCGCAAAATTGATTAGACCAGGCAGGAATAAATGATGATCGCATACCTCGGTGGCATCGTTATCATGCTTTGCGCAGTTCCAGACTCCATCGGCGACAGGTGAGGCGTGAACGCATTGACGGCAGCTCAAGGCCGGCACCCTTACAGCAATATCGTTGCCATGACAAAGTGCTTTCGCATCGCAAAACTGGCAGGCGTATGCGTCAACTCTGTTTGCAATGCGCTCCGGTGGCGCAGTCGCGTTTATAATACTCTGCGCTTTGTCTATGATAGCCTTAGATTTGACAGAATCATACTTTAAACGCTCTGTGTATAGCTCGTCGTTATCTTTACTGACAACCATATACAAAGCACGCTTGAGGCCTGTCAGGTGCATATAGACTTGCATCTGTGCGAAGTGCTCCGGCTTGGCAACCTCGCAGCCTTCCTTCTTAACTTTTGCGAATAGTGCCTTGCTGCTCGTCTTCATTTCAAGCAAGTGCCAAGTCTTCGGCGCTTCAGGCACTCCGAGCGCCGCGCCGTCAGTGTGTCCCTTGAAATGTCCGTCGCATGCAATGACTTCGAACTGGTTGCCATCACTGTCAAATTCGTGAACCTCGCAGCCGATGCCGCGCAGCTCCTCAACGAAGGTATTCTCTTCACGGTGGCCGCGATTAAATAGTCGGTAAAGTCGACCGCTAAAGTCAGGCGTTGAGCACTTGCGAAATGAATACCAAAGCTCGCGGCTGCATGCTCTGCCGATACTTGATGCGCCAAGGTAGCCTCGTTGCTTTTCTGACTTGCCGCGCTTGAGCCAATAGGCCTCTATGGCTTCGACTGTGGCCGATTTAGTCGGCAAGACTGTTGATAGGTCTGTCATTATTATTATTCATCGTAAAATTGAAGCCTCGGCAGGCGGTGGAGTTGTGAAAACTCAAGCTGCCGAGGCTGTATGTGTAAAAGAACTACGACCAATAAAGATCAGACTAAAAGCGCGCTGTCAATACGAAAGCTAAACTATTTTAAAATAATTCGCTCAAGCTCGCGATATCGCTGGTCACTGTGCCATATCTCGTCCTGCTGCGCTGTATAAACGCCGTCAACCGTCTGCACGATTGCGCCTGCTTCTAACCGCAGTACCGGAGTTTGGTAAATGTTTAAAGAACCTTTTTTCGGTAATGATACGGTCGCGCACCCTGTCGGCATTAATAGTGTCAACAGCGTTGCCGCTATTACGCAGCGTTGTAAGCTCGTCCTCAAGCGTTTCGATGCGGCTACGTGATTGTTCAATAATGTCATGGTCGTATCGTTTGAGGCGTAGCTCCCAATAGGCAGCTAGCGCCCTAATTAGATTGGTGACTGCCGCGAGTAGCGACACTATTTACCCTTCAGATTTAGGCCGATGCGGTCAGCCCACTTGCCGACCTTTTCGAGAAATGTATTGTCCTTATCGGATGGTGTGAGAGCGGCAACCAGTGTTGCAAGACCGTAGATGCTGCCGAGAATAGTAAGGATTTGAGTGTAGTTTTCAGTAAGCCAAGTCATGATATTAGGGTTTTATTTTTTAGGTTTTTTTATGTAGTGGTAAGCTACGGCGAGCGATGTAACACAGCCGCAAATTAGAGCAGCAATAGAGGCGATCATATGCACGTCCTCAAGGAGAAGGCTTGCGCCTTGTGATACTGCGAGTATGCCGAGTGATTTCAAATGTCCTGTGAGGTGTTCCATGTTAAATCGGGTCGCTTGCGTTCCATCCTGCCGGTAATTCTTCGATCAACAGTGAGACCTCGTCCTCTGTAATGCTGTGGTATACTTGATTGCCGTCCTCGTCCTCATAGGGCAGATCACGTTGGTCAATTTTAAGTGCGGCTCTACCGTCATCTGCGACGACCATGCTCCACCAATAGATTGGGTCGCCCGATTTTAGCGTTTCCAATTGTGAAAACCGTGCCAGATACTCTGCATGATTGCGAAGTTTGGCGGAAATAACGTTGGGTTGTGGTAAATACATATTAGTCTAATGTTATGTTAAATGATTTAGCTAGGCTGGCTTCGATTGCGATGCGTTGAGAAGATTTGTCCGCAGAATAAATAAATATTCCCATAATTGGACCCGCAAAAGAAGTGGATCCAGTGCCATCGCCAGTATTTCCAATGATGTAATTTCCCGCGACGCCAGACAAAGCAGATGGGGCAGAACCAGTAGATACTTGCGTACCTTTTTGATACAGGGCAGATGCCGAAGCCCCGTAAATACCTGAGAGCATTTCTTTATTAGTGTTTGGCGTTGCATTACGGTCGGCTGCATCAACGTGGAACCTGAAACCAATTGGAGTAGCAATTCCAAAACCGATTCCGTCGTCATTTGTGTCTCTTGCATCTAAAGGAGTCCTAAAATTTCCGTCAACAGTTGTTGCTTGAAAAATTGTAAACAATGATTGAGAAGACGCAGTGCCAGGGGAAAAACTTGTTTCTAAAAAATCGTCGTCTCCATCAAATAATATGCCTTCCGTTACCAACGCGCCAGCTTCCACGATCTTAGGCATGTTTGCCACGGTGTCCTGCACTGCGTCGTAATGGATCGCGACACTAGGATCAAATGTTCCTGAAGCATTGTAAACTGTAGCGTCTACCGATCCCGCCTGATCTTCCCAATTTGAATTACTGTCTCCATAACCCTGCCAGTGCAGTATTAATACATTTGAAGGATTATAGTATTTAAAGTCATATATAGTGCCATCTAGCGTATCATTAAGAGAGGATGATACAACGCCTTTTCTATCATATCCTAAAGTAATGTAACGAGCTGCGTTTGCGGACAACTCGTTAAACCATTGCCCTGTATTGCCATCGTCAAAAGCAGTTAGAGACTTAGTGGCTCCATTTATTTTTATAACCCAATTACTGCCAGTAGATGAGATTTCTATTTCGTAATTTACATTTGCTAAAATAGAGTTATTGGCTGTTTTAACAGTACCCGATTGATCCCCTACGTCCACACCATCAAATTTAACAATAACAGCACCATTATTATCGACGTAAGACCGAAGTCTTGGGGTGCTACTGTTAGTGTTTCCAGCAGCAAACAAAGAAGCTGTAGACACTGTCTTCATTATTAAATTAAACGTAATTTTACCAGAATTATCAGAGGTTTGAAAATTAGGTGCGTTTACTGATACGTGACTAGCCAAGCCATCAAAGTTCATTGCCACCTGTGTACCCGCTGTTGTAGGGTGTAAAGCTCCGTCGTACAGTTTGTTTACTAGGCCGTCTGCTGTGCTAAATCGGCAGTTACTTACGGTAAACTCTGAGGGGTTGTCGCCTTCTCCAAAGTTGAAATTATTAAATGCACCTGTTGCTGTTAGTGTTATTGATTTGCTGCCGTCAGTTGTAAGATCAACAGAGTTTGATGCAGGAATCCCGCCATTTTGACGTAAGAATAAAGCTGGCGATCCTGTGGTAACAACAATGTCAAAGTCGACAGTTACCACGTCTCCAGACGTTCCGCTGACAGTTGACGATGACGCGTTGGCAAGTAGAAAGCTATTGGTCACCGTGAATCCGTCGCCCGTTGCATTGTTTGAAAACGTCTCGTATCCATCATTGACGAATGCTCCTGGGCGTTTGACCCAATCAAGCATCACGCCCGAAGAAACGTCCTTTGCTGGAAATGATAGCAAGTCGCCACTATTACGACGCACGCGCACAACTGGATTTATAGCTCCGTCGACCTCGCCGCGCTTGCTTCCTAAGTCCTTGATAAAGTAAGCCGCAGCAAGGTTGGCTCCAAACAAATCGATAAACAATTTAGTGATGCCCTGCACCACATTGCTAATCGTCGCCGATACAGTCGAGCTAATTGTTGCAGATATTGACATTACGCGATGCGGCTGGATTTGGTGACATCGTTTCCAACAAACGAAATTTTGATGTTAGTCGTGCCTGCGCCTGATAGTGTGAACCTTAATTGACTTGGCCCGATCTTAATATTAACCGAGCCGTCTGCGGTGAAAGTGCCATTGACTTGACCGATCCAAGTCGTGCCACCGTC